TTCGGCAATTGCTAAAGTTAGATGCTGGATGTCTTTTCCCAAAAGTTTAGCGGTTGACTCCGCCGTCATCTTTACGGTTTCAATCGTCCCACGAATCTTTGCAACGCTCCAAACGCAAGTGCCCAGAACTAGCCCCAAGCTTACAAAATCTTTTAAAGTTGAGACCGGCACATCCATCATCTACTCATCAGAAAAAATTTCTTTTGCTGCTAAATTGAAAGCTCTTTGTTTCGCAGCCTTAGCAGCCAATTCACCTTCATAATCAGCCACCGATTGCAAAACAAAACTTTTTAGTACTTCGTTTGCAAAATCTTTTTTAGTAAGCGAGTTTGGCAAGATTTCGCCTTGCTCATTTTGCACAAAAGGTTTCCACCCGTGCCGTTTTGCAAGTCCCTCGATAACTCTTTTTTCTTGCCCCTCTGGTATCTCCACCTTTAAGTCTTCAGCAAAAATAGCTGAACTTGATAATAATATAAAAACTAATGCTTTTAGGTTTTTTCTCTTCATTGGAAGGCCCTTTGTCGTGCTAATTCTCTTTCATAACTTTTTCTGCAGTGATCTTTTTCATGCCAAGAAAACAAAAAATCGATAACCTTTCTCATGTTTGAATTTGGCCGCTCTCGCCATGTCCGTGAGGAAATAGTCTCGTCTGGATTTCCGGCGGTTAATGCATTGATCAACTGATCAACTGAAACCAATACATTAAAAAAGTATTCACCCATCAAAACTATTCACTCACAACAATTTTCAAGCGCTGCGCATTTTCTTCACTTATTTTTTGCTTTACTGCCATGAGCTGAGCCCTCATGTCTTTTTCTGCAATTTCTGAATAAGGCCGATTTACCAAACGAAGGATCTGCGTTTGGACGTATTTTTCCATAAACTCAATATAGGTCTGCTCTTTTTTGACAAGTCTATTCTCTAAAATCTCTGTGACTCCATCTGCTTCAAATCCGACAACGAATTCTTCTAATTCCTCAATATAACCGGTCCAGCCAAGTTGCTCCGCTGCGCCTTTGATGAGATTCTTTGGGGCTTTGTACTCGACCGCAATAGTAACCTCTTCAACTTCCTCTGGCTGGACTTCTTGCGCTGCAATATCAATTGCAAAAAAAAGCAAAATCAGCACAAACAACTTTTTCATTTTTCTTCTCCTATTATGCACCATCACAAACCCCATCAGCGTCAACCGTGCAGCTCATCACACCATCAAGCGCAAAGCATTCAGTCCAACCTGCATCGTCAGTGTCACGGATCATCAGGCAGCTTGTTGCTCCGTTATCGATTTTTACATCACCAGCAACTTCAAGTTTAGATGTTGGTGATGTCGTGCCAATCCCGACATTGCCCCGTAAGACAGTTTTTGAGATTGAATTATTTCCAAGAGTAACCGAGTTGCTTCCGTTTCCTATTGCAGTTGCTCCGATAACTATTTCGTTTGTAACTGAAGTTCCACTAGCTTGCACTTTATCACCAATGAAAACGTTGCTAGATCCCATCAAAGCCCCGCCACCGTTCACCCTGCCCGCCAAACGGCCAATCCCAATGTTGTGATTAGCAACAATTTGCTGATCGAGCGCCCGAGTTCCAACAGCAACGTTGTCAACTCCGCTGGTATTATTATATAGCGAATACGCTCCCATTCCGACATTATCAAATCCTGATTGAGTGTAATATAAAGCATTTGACCCGAGTGCCATGTTGCGGGCACCTGAGACGTTGAAAAACAAGGCATCCCGCCCGATAGCCGTGTTATCAAATCCTGTAGTGTTTTTTTGCAGAGCTCTCCAACCCACTGCACTATTATTTTCGCCAGTTGTGTTGTCTTTGAGTGCTTGAAAACCAATCGCTACCGTCCGCCCTGCGGTGTTGTTCCCTGCGCCCATTGCTTCAATCCCGAGTAGAGTGTTTTCTGCGTTGTTTGCATATTGGTCGGTAAAGATATCACCTGCAACATGTAATAAGGCAGATGGACTATCTGTCCCAATCCCGACATTCCCGGTACTTCCTTCGACAAAAAGTGAATTGCTCGAAGGTTGAGTTTTGACTCTAAAATCCTTATCTGTACCGTTTGGATTCATCAAAACCTCGTTTGATGTAAATGCGGCAAGCTGGACAGATCCATGTTTAAATCTTATTGCGTATTGCTCAAATCTCAAGTTGAAATTACTTGCTCCTTGCTTGATTGATAAATCACCATCATTTTCAACCGTAAAACTTGAATAATTAGAGCCGTCGTAACCCAGTCTTAGCTGTTCTGTAGTTGATACGGTGTGCAGTTGAGCAGATGGATTAGTTGTACCAATCCCAACATTGCCAGCACTAGCCCCAACCCCGTCGCCTTCTACGTGCAAGCGAGTTATTCCGCCAGTTTCAAGACCAAGATCAAAATTGTCATTATTGCCTAAAGTGCGGTTAGCTCCCGCCGTATCGCCGTCATTAGAAAAATCGGCCTTGTCTACTGCTATCGTTCCAGTGATTCCAGAATGAGAGCACGAGATCCCGGTGCCTGAACAATCAAGCTCAAATACTGGCAAGCCCTGCAAACTCCCCTCGTCTGAAATTTTCAGGGGTGGATTCTGAGCTTCTGCGCTAGGTAAGTATAATGTAACGGATGCTGTCACCATTAGTGCCAACATCCACATAAATCTTTTGTGCATCATCAATCTCAATCACTTCTTTTTGTGCTGAATAAACTATCATTCCTGTGGTGCTATCCACATCTGAAGCTCCATAGTAAATCTGACTTGTGGTATTACTTGGGTCTGCAAGTAGTATAACTTTCTTACAGGGAGTTGATGAGGCAACGAGAGTCTCTGCTATTCCTGCTGTAGTTACACTCTTTAATCCAGAGTTAATGGTTGTCGGTAGCGTTTGAGCTACACTCACCTCAGCCTGATCAGAAGCAATAACTACTCGCTGAGTGCCTGCATCAACATTGCCTGCCCCTGTGGTGACATCGTAATCAGCATTGGTGTCAGCGTCCCAGGAGGTGTTTTGGTTTGATACTGTAATTGCCATTTTACTGCGCCTGTCTGCTTGTTACTGCTCTGGCTTTTCTTGTGCCAGTTACAGGATCATCATAAAACTCAACTTCTGTTACTTTGTCCTGAGTAGGAATAAATGGAACTCCTAGATCAGCTGCTGTATCCAGATCACCTTTTCTTGCAAGCTCAGCTGCTTTGAGCTGCATTTCCTTCTGAATCTTATCAGCCTGAAGCTGTAATTGCCCCAACATCTCCTGCTGCTTGAGAGCCATTTCAGCCTGCTTCTCCTGCATCTTCATCTGCATTTCAGATTGCTTTATCTGCATATCCATCTGCATCTTGGCCTGAGCTGCCTGCCCCTCTTGCTGCACTTTGACCATCTTCGGATCTGGTGGTGGTGGCTGATTAGCTGCCTGCTGTTGCTGCTGGAGCATCATCATTGCCTGCTGCTTGATAGCTTCTAGCCCCTGATCAAGTGAAGCCTCTAAGCTTCTGCCAAAATTAAAGCGCCTTGATACTGAAGAAATTGCCTCCATCATGAAATTTGCCATCTGAGGGAATTGCTGTGCTATTGGAAAGCCCTGATTCATGAACTGCCCGACAGATGCTAGGTATTCAGTAGCTGCCTGCTTCTCCATCTGCTCATCAATGGCAATCGTCGAATCAGTCTCAATATCAACTCTAAAAGCCCTCATGACATCTGAGCGAAGAAGCTCCACCACTTGCTCAAAGTTTACCACTACCCCCTGATCAGTCTGAGCAAGCATGTCTGTGCCTGCCATGAGCATTAGAGTCTCTTCAGAGAATTGCTCTGCAATGATTTCTGCCTTGATTGCTATTAAATCCCTGGCAAATCTTTGAACTTCTGCTTGCTTATCTGAAAGTCTTAAAGTGGCAAATTGCCCCTTAATCTGCTGAGCTGTAGCTGTCTCATTTGGATTTGAAGCGCCCCGAATAATGTCACTCATTCCAGTTACTTCATACAAATCAGCCTTAGCCCTGTCTCTTGCGTCATACAGCACCTGAAGCACCTGTGCTGCCTCGCCTATAGGAAGGAATTGAATCGTGCCCTGCATCCCCCCTTCTTTGGCGTACTGTGGCCAATTCTCAATAGGAATGAGCTCATTTTCTGCTGATTCCTCAACAAGCCTTTGAAGCCCCTCGCATGATGCGTCGTATACCCCTGCAAGCCTCAAGCCCTTAACTAAGCAATCAATCCTGCCTGTAATCTCATCAAGCTCTCTTGCCTGATCCTGGTAAAGCGCATAATCAGGAACAGGGATAAGAGTATCATTGGTTTGTGTGGCAAATAATGGCTTTGGGCAGGGAAAGAAATCTGTAAGCCCTAGCGGATCATCTTGCGTATCAAGTGGGCCATAAGGGTAACCAGCAGCCACCCAATAAACTTTACGAGTCTCTTTATCCCAGATTTCAGTGACTCTTGCTTTTTTGAAATATTCACCCTTAGGCCTGTCTGCTGTCTCTTTGTCTATATTGCTGGGAGTGTAATCAAGCTCAATATCTCTGCCGATCTCCTCACCAAAGCGATCAATTAGCTCATCTCTGCTCATATAAGAGTCAAAGCTAACCCATGTCACTTCCCCCCAGGTACGAGCTGGGCTCCAATTAAAATCATCAGGATGAACGTATCCACAAGTTACCTCTTCATAAGTAACCTCTTCACTCTCTTCATAGGAGATATCCCCATATTCATCCTCTATCTCTTGAACAGACTTCTCAATTACAGGCTTATAGAAGCCCCGAGCAACGCCCATTCCACAGAGCAGATAATCATCTCTGACTCTTCTCATTACAGAATCAAAATCATAGGCATCAAGAGCAAACTCTGTAGCTCTTTCAAGCACCTCTGCTGCTGCCTTCCCTATTGGGTCTTTATCCATAAAGCGCCTGCGCACTTCAGGCTTTGGTGTTCTGGAATAAAGAGCTGGCTGAAGCGTTTGAACATTGCTCCAGAGAACATTTATCCTTGCTGAGCGCTTGTATGCACTATCATCAGAATCTTCATCCTTATATTTCTTTTTGATTTTTCGGCATCTTTCACGCCATGAGGAAGCCTCTTTTCTGGCCATCTTGATTCTATCAAGCCAGACTCGAACAATGCCATCATCTTTTTTTTCTTCCTCTGATAGCTGCTCTACTGCACCGTCATCTTGTTCCATCTAAATCCTGCCTGGTTTTCTTCTGCTGCCCTTATTTGCCCAAAGCTCATTGATGGTCATCTTGTTAAGGTATCTTGGCTTTTCCTCAACAGGTTTTGGCCTCATATATGGCCGACTCATCGCCATATATCTTAACGCATCAGCTAAGTGGTCGTCTCCCTCTGTGTCCACATCTTCAGGCTTTCGCTCATCATGCTGGAGAGCTGGTAAAGTTCTGATTAAATCCTTGCAAGTGTCGAAGAAATAGATCATGGGCCTGTCATCTTGCCCTATAAGCCTCCCCCTTATCTGCTGCCATCCAGGGACTCGCTTATTGTCTGCTGCTCTTACTGTTAAGCCCTCTTTTCTATAATCTTCAGCTATTGATGGGCCTCCATCCTGGTGAAAGCATGCTGGATCAGCTACTCGAAGAGATATTTTCTCATTCTTAGCCTCTTTTGAGAGAGTCATGGCTGCAATGTCTTTGTTCTGCATCTTTAGCCCCTGATTTGGCCCTGATGCGCCATAGAGCTCTCTGTATATGACTAGTGCCCCTGCTGGTATGTTGCAGTCTCCATCTGATACAGCGCCCCAGATAGAGGCAAATGGAGAAGCTGAGCCCCAGTCATGAGAGAACACTCTGAACCAGTGAGGGGGAATCTCAAAGGGCTTGATAATATGTCTATCTGTTGAGAACTCAGGGAAATACGCCCCTGTAATTACGTTCCAATCGCCTTCAAGCCATGCTCTGACAAGCTCAGGAGAGCCAACCATTTCCAGGGCTTGAATGTAATCTGGATCGTTTTTGAGCAGTATCTTGTTGTCCCAGACTTTTGCAGGAATAAAGAGCCTTTCCCAGATTCCGTTTCTTAGCTGCTCTTTTTGTATCTGAAAGCCTAAAGGATTTGCGTCAATGAATCTGTTTTTCACCCAATGATGCCCCACGCCTCCAGGGTTTCCACTTGCTCTGATTCTCTTCTCTGGCACTCCCTTTGCAGAACGATTACAGGCAAATAGCATCCTGTAGGCTCTATCATCAGGCCACTGAGGTAGCTCATCCCAGCCAATCCATGAGTTTTTGTTTACAATGCCTGTATTTGCGGTAATATAATGATTAGCATCTTTTACCTGTATGTCCGCCACTAGATTAACGCCACAAGGGGCCATTTCAAATGAGTCGTAAATACTACCCTCGCTCGCTCTCCTCACCTCTCCGGTATAAGGATGGTGATACTCATGTTGTTCTTCGATCTGATGGCTATTTGATGGAATATTGCCCAGAGCATCCATCATGTAACAAAAGAGGGATGGTGCTACAGCACCGCCTTTTCCTTGAGATTTCTCTTGGTAGGTTCTTACTCCCAGAGGAAGTTGTGCATCATAGAGATGGCAATAAGCAGAATAATGACATTGAGAACCTTGAGCTGGTACAGAACCAGCAAGAGCATATGGTGAAACACCAAAGAGAGTCGGCCAAGATTTATGATAATGATTTTGTGCAGCTTGTTTATAAATGTGCAAGCAATCCCAAAATAAGTTTGAAAGAAGCCTCTCGACGATTGAAATGCTCTCATCAAACAATCCACAGCTGCTGTAAGCATCACAAGATTTCTTGGCGGCACGAATATCGGCAATACCCAACTGCTGATCACGTTCTAAAAGTCTTGCGGAAACACTCAAGGAAGGATGCTTGCCGCATTCTTGAAATCCCTCTTCAGACTTTGTGGAATCGTTATCCAGAAGAGATGCGTACGACTGCCAACCCTCGACGGTTAAAATCGGATGCCAGAAAGGATTGATTTGCTCGCCCTTCGCATTGCTCACCCTTACACACTCAGCCTCATATGGAGCTATTGAAGCTATAACTGGCTTAGCGCCTTCTAGGGTCTGAACATACTCCCCTGCTACTATTTCCTCGATAGCCTTTGCTGAGCCGTCTGCCATTAATATGGGGGTGCCGACTGCTACGCAATACTGATGCCCCTGCAATTTCTTAGCATCTCTTGCATTCTCTATTGAACGCATCCGCATAAAAGCACCATTAGGCCATGTCCAGGTTTTCTTTTGCTCTCCCCAGACCGCCCCTGTTGGTGGATAAAGATCATGCGAGCGAGCAATTAGCTCTTCTAGCTCTGGGTAGGATTGACGAACAAGAAGCCCACGCCACTTCTCTTTGTACTTAAAAACATCTTGAAGATAATCGCCTAAGAGGTAATCAGATTTGCCACCACCTCTAGCGCCACCGTAGAAAAGCTCATTTATCCACTTGGCTTCTATTGCTGCAAGCTGTGGCCCTGGCTGTGGAGCCCAGATGTGACTCATCCTCTGTAATTATTGCCCCAAATGGCAAGGAATATACCAAGAGCAACCCTCAAATCAGCGAAACCAAACAAGAGAGAAAAGCCTGCTATCCCAAGACAGAGCCCAAGAATCATCTTTATTATTTCCCTGCTCAGCTCTTCACGCTTTACGCCAAGCAGCAACTTTTTAAGCTCTTCATGTCGCCTCTGGTGTTCTTGATAGTCAATATGAGCCTCTTCCTGTGTCTCAGGTTCTATTGCTTTATGAGCCATTATCTTCTCCCTCTTCCTCTGGTATTCCCTGAGCATAGGTTTTAAGCCATTCCTCTCTTGAGATTGATGGTGGTAGTGCTACAGGGTTAAGGTTTAATGCTTTCCCATCTGCCCCTGTAAGCTCTCTCCTTTCTGTCTCTTTCATGCCCAGCTTGGTCTTGCACCAAAATATGATGGCTGCTGTGTTCCCATCCATGCACTGCTTGTAAAGCATTCCTTTGACATTAGCATTTGCCTCATCAGCAAACTTTAGCTCTTCTTCATAGTGCTTTTTAAGCGTTCTGAAGTTTATCCCTATGCCTTTGGCTATTTCCTCAAAGGGAGTACCTAGCAGCACTCTCTTTCTCACCCAGGCTCTTAGCTTGTCATCTGGTTTATGCGCCATCGAAAGCCTCACCATTTATTTTGCACTCAAAAGGCTTTTTCTTATCCTCACAGTGCTTCTTGTATCTCTCGATTATGACTTGACAGTATTTAGGCTCTAATTCTATTCCGTAGCATGTTCGGTTTAGCTGCTCACAGGCTATCAGTGTTGTGCCTGAGCCGAGAAATGGATCTGCAACTATATCGCCCTGCTTTGTGTTGTTCTTTATTGGCTTTGCCATGCACTCTAAAGGCTTTTCTGTGCTGTGGCCTGTTTTGTCTTTACAGCCTCTTTCTATCTTCCAAAGAGTTGATTCGCTCCTGCTGCCTTGCCAGTTATGATTCTTGCCTTTCTTGACAGCATACCAACAAGGCTCATGCTGCCAATGGTAGTCACCTCGACTTATGGCAAACATAGGCTTGGCCCATATTATCTGTGACACAAGTTCATAGCCTGAATCTTGTAAATTCTTTGAAAGTTCTGCTGCGTTTCGCCCGTCATGCCAGACATAGGCAACTTGAGCATTTACAGCTTTATAAACCTCAGTCCAATCTACTCGCTCATCATTTGAAACTTTTCCGATGCTTCTATTAGATTCATTCAGAAGCTCATCACGCCAATCTGCTGAATACTCAACACCATAAGGCGGATCTGTTACCATCAAAACAGGCTCAATATCTTCAAACCAATCTGTGCAGCTATCACCACACAACACCCGATGCCTACCAAGCTCAATCATATCTCCAAGCTTGATATATGGCTCACTCTCATCTTCCTGAGCTTCAAAATCATCCTCTTCAACTTCTGGCTCATCTTCAGGAAAGAGATCCTGTAAGTCATCGAGGCCGTATTTCTCTAAATCAAAGTCATTATCCTCAAGCCATCCAAGTTCAAGCTCAAGATTGTTGAGCAGCCATGAGCTATCATTCTGGAGTTTATTATCAATAATTCTGTAGGCTCTTATCTGCTCATCTGTGAGCTCATCAATCATCAAGCAAGGAACGTGAGAGAGCCCGAGCTTTTTTGCTGCCAGGAATCTTCCATGCCCCACAATGATATTATCTTGAACATCCACCACTAAAGGCTGATTGAATCCAAACTCTTTTATTGAGTGAGCTATCCTCTCAACTTGTTCCTCTGGATGAGATCTATTATTGAACTCATAGGGCTTTAGCTTTGATATATCTTGCTGAAATACTTCCATTTTTTTATAGCCTGTACCCTTTTGCTAAGTGACTGAAAATAAAGGGGATGGCAGGCTAAAGACTTACACGCTCGATTCGCTGGATCTTAATCGGCATTGGAGAGAGAGATGGAGTATGCTTTTTCCGGGCAGTTTGTATGCAAGATACAGCAAACAAAACAGCAAGTAAGAGCATCAGCCTAGCCATTCCCTATTTCCTTGTGTGTATTTTAGGAAATAAAAGGGCTTGCTGTCTCGCTTTTGCTTAGTATTTCTTGCCCTTCCATCTGATTAAGCCCCAGGCATGGGCTATGGCAAAGAAGGCATAAGCTTGAACTTTGTAGAAGAGAGAATCTCCCGCATCTTCAAGGAAATAGCTGAGCATTTGCCTGTCTATTTCTATTAGAGTCTTATCTTGCTGGCCTGCAAGCATTTTATCATATTGATTATCATGCCAGAGAGCTGACTCATGAAAGGGATGAGTTGCAGGGAGTTGCCAGAGCCAGGGGATTCCTATTCCGTAATCAGACTTCAAATCTTTCGTTGAGGATTTGCTTGTGTTCACTTTGCCCGGTTTCCCTGTATTTTATCCAGTCCTCAATGGCTTCATTTGTTGAGAATCTGGGAGAGCCGTCATCTTTTTGGCTTCTGCCGTATATGTATCCAGCTTTTGCCCAGATAGCCCACTCATCACAGCCCACATCATCCTCGAAGTGCTGACATACTGAGAGAGCTGTTTTTGCTGTGTAGCCTAAGCGCCCCAAATTAAAGCCAGATGAGAAGCAGCGCATGAGATCCGCTAATGCTTTGGGCCTTTCTATGTTTGTGTTTGTCAGAGGATTTCTATCTGGTGGAAGTCTATCAAAGAGGGGGCTACTCATAGCTTTCTCCAGTATCGAAGATGCAGAACTTCTCTTGTGGGCTTTGGTGCTATGAGCAGAGTTGAGAAAGAGAGAAATTTCCTCCTAGAAATACTTTTTGATTTCTTTGATAACTCCAGAGCTTTCATAATTCCATATGTGCCTATCCTTCCAGGGATAAAGGCACCATCCTATTCTGTTCCTGTTAAAGATTTTAGCGCATCTTGAGATATAGCGTCTCTGCATGTCTGCCCCTGCCAGATCCACGCATCCAAACTCTCCAACAAAGAGGGGCTTTCTGTGCTTTTGCTTCCAGGCAAGAAGCTCTGAGAGTCTTTTCTTTAGCTTAAGAGCTGGGAAGGGAAGGTCTATTGGTTTGTATATTCCTGCATGAGTTATCTCAAAAGGTGAGTACATGTGGGCAGTGTAAAGAATCTTTTTGCGTCTCAGTGGCTCTAAGTCCTCAATCTCTTTTGGGCCTATGTTGTGGCAGGGAACAACTATTTGCTTTTTCCAGTATTTGCGGATTCTTGATACCTCCACTTTTGCTTGCCTTGCCCATCTTTTATTGGAGAAGGTGTGGGGCTCATTTATGAACTCTAAAGCCTTTACTGAGTCAAAGGGCTCAAATACGTCAGCTAAGAGCCTTAGATCCTCTCTCCAGAGCTTTCTAGTTTCTCGGTCTGTGAGGCAATAGTGCTGGCCTTTTTCGTTTAAGCCTCTAAATGGAGCATGGAGATCAATTATATATTTAACAGGGATTCTGTTTGCTTCTGAGTAGTTTATGATTTCTAAAAGGTCATCAATGCTTTCATTTATGAAATCGAGATAGCTTTGCCTGTGCTGTAAGACAAGAAGATTTGAAGGTGTGATCTGATATCTTATTGTGTTTGCACCCATCTGGGATGCTTCTTTTATCCATGCTTTTGCTGTGCCTGGATGATGCCATGTGGAGATATTAAAGCCCTTAATCATGGGCTCTATTGTACATTATATTATACTAGCTGTCTTGTGTGTTGAAAGAAAACTGGCAAGGCAGGGCTTATTTTACTATGTGAAAAACCATAGTATGACTAATCCCAAATACCTCGCCTATTTTCCTGTAAGAAATCCCATCGTCTACCATCTGCTTAATCTTAATGTTTCTAACTCTTATAGCCTCACTCTTTAACGTCCTCTTAGTGTCCTTTCTTATGCTCATTTCAGCCGTATGCTCTGGCGTCTTAGAATGTATGAGCATGTGGCAATTAAAACAAAGAGTTTGATACTCTTCTACTTTCTTGCCTTTTGTGTGGTGTAGCGTAAGAACTGCAAGTCTATCCTCTCCACAAGACTCGCACTTGTAATGCTCCCTAAAATACTCCTTAGCAGATTCGCCATACTTATAACGCAAGTCTTTGAGCTTCAGCTTTAGTGGGCATTTAACCATAATATCTCCAAAACTGAGGGGGTGGGAATCGAACCCACCATATCTGGTTTAACAAACCAGCCCGTCCGCCCTGTTCGGCTCCCCTCAAAAGCAACTTCATTAACAGTGAAGCGTTCTACCAATTGAACTACTTGCCATCAGTCATTCACCTTCCTTCCTGTCCTCATCCTCTGGCGGTTCTGGAAGTGGCTGCCAGTGGGTTACATTGTCATATTCAGAAGATTCAATATCTCGAAAGATTCCATCAATTTCATAGTAGCCTGAAACAACAAACTCACGGCTTTTGGCCGACGCTAATCTTCCATAGAATAAAATTAGATCACTATTCAAGTCTGGCAATCTCTCGCTGCATTTAATCCAGTTGCTCATCTCACTCCTTTTCTTTACTAGATTCCCTGT